CGCATTTGGTAACGCTTCCGCGTCGTCATGGAACGGAAACCCGTTGGGCCTCGTCCTTGTCGTCGATAAGAACATGGCCGGCGGAACCACTACCGGCACGTTGTCGGGCGTCGTCGGACACGCTGCCGGACCGGCTGCCGGGTTCGAATTCTACGAACAGCAAAAGGGCGCTATTAGCGTGGACGTTCCTAGCATTTTGGGTCGCACCATTTCGTGGCGCGGTTACGCGGCGGCTTTTATGGCTGACGCAACCAAGTTTGTGAAGCTCGTAAACGCTTAACCGAAAGGCGGGTTATCCGCCATGGCGGTAGCACAAATCACCCACAAACAGCTAGTAGACAACTACGCCGTAGTCGAACTACTAACTAACGCGGACCCGTTAAACGTTGGCGATAGCGTCACTATCGCTAACGTTGGGGCGCCTTTTAACGGAACCTTTACGGTGTATGCGTTGCCGCAATACTTGTTTACCGGTGTAGACGACCAAGGCGATTTAACATACGACCCGCTTATTCCTATTGCCAACCAAGTGTTGTTTGCGGTCAGCGGATCCGACGTAGAACGAACCGCCGCTAGCGGAACCATCACCTATGCGGCTACCGCGTGTACGTGGATTACCGCCACACAAATTGAGGATTGGCTAGGTATCGGCGTTGCGTCAGCATTGGACGCCACGTTTCTTACCCAATGCGCGTTGGCCGCTAACGCTTTTTGCTACAACCGACGACGCGAGGCCGGCTACGTGGACAGCCTCAGCACAAGCCCAAGCGGCGCCGTCACGCTCGGAACAATCGCCTATGGCGGGTTCCTTTATCGCCAAAGGGGTTCCGTATCGGATTTTGCGTCGTTCGACGGCATGGTAGCCGGCGGATCCGTCGGCCTAAGCCCCATGATTAAACAGCTATTGGGTATCGACCGCCCACAAATCGCCTAGCCATGCCAGTAAATTACACGGACCTTTTTAACGAGGCATTAGACGATTTAGCGGCCACGCTCAACGCCGTAACCGGCCTAACCGCGGTAACGGACCCGAGGAACATTGTTCCGCCGTGTGCGCTCATTGAGGCGCCAACATTTGTCGCATGGAACTACAACATTGTAAAAATGTCGTTCCCGGTCCGGCTAATCACGCTCGGCCCCGGCAACCTCGACGCGCAACGCTCGCTAATGAACCTCGCCGCAAAAGTATTAGCCGCTAACGTTGCGGTAGTGGACGGACGGCCCACGGTAGCCATTATTGGCGGATCCGAGCTACCCGCCTACGATTTAACGGTAGAACGACAAGCGCAAACGGGGTAACTATGGCTTACGAAATTGTTTCCGCAAGAATTGGAACCCCGGGCGCCCCATACAAGGTCCGCCCCGGTATCAACGTCGAGGCGCTTTTGGCCGCCGGTTTTATTAAGGTATCCACACCCAAGCCCGCGAAAAATGCTAAAACTAAATCAGAAACGAACGAAAAGGAATAGCCCATGCCCACGTCAATCGCTCTCAGCAATCCGGTCGTTACCGTAAATTCCGTGGACCTCACGGATCAGACGACCGCGGCGGTTTTTACTCAGCGTTACGACCAGTTGGAAAACACGGCGTTTGGCACCGGTTCCCGTTCCTATACGTCGGGCCTCGGCAACCACGAGCTTACGCTTACTCTCTATATGAGCTACGCGAGCAACGAAACGTACGCCACTTTAAAGGACCTCGTTGGCACGACGACAACCGTCATTGTTAAGCCGGCCGCCGGTTCCGACAGCGCAACGAATCCGGGCTTTACTCTTACCGGAACGTTCTTGGCGGAATTGCCCGTTATCAACATGACGCTTGGCGAGCTTGCGACGTGCGACATTACGTTTGTCGGCGGCGTTTACAGCACCGATACAACCGCATAACCACGGCCACTAATCGGCCCGACAACGAAAGGAAGCCGCAATGCTCTTAACCCTCAAAGTAGAGACAACCGACGAAACCTACGAGGTATCAACAAACCTATTTGTCGTCGTCCAATGGGAACGACGATTTAAGCGCAAGGCGTCCGATATGGCCACCGGCGTAGGCGTCGAGGACCTCGCCTATTTGGCTTGGGAAAGCGCCAAGGCCGTAAAGATTGTTGTTCCGTCGTCGTTTGACGACTACCTAAAAAAGCTCGTCAATATTGAGGTTGTTTCTAAGGAACCGGAAAACCCTACCAACGCGGAACCTACCGCCGCCAACTAGCCGAAATGGTATTGGCCGTCGGTTGGGCGCCGCAATGGTATAGCGATACGTTTGACCTACGCGACTTGCTCACCTTGATTAGTATTGCTGAGGACCGAAACAAACAACGTAGGTAAACATGGCAACCGCGGCAACCCAATTACAAATTAAGGGTATCCAAGAGGCGCTAGCCGAGCTAAACAAAATCGACCCGCGTTACCGCCGCCAAGTAACTAAGGACATTAAAGCGTCCGGATCCAAAATTATTTCCGAGGCCCGCGCCTTGGTGGCAAATTTTGATAACAGCAAAGGCAACGGGGCGCCGTTATCCGGTATGCGCCGCGGGTCGCTCGTCAAAGGCCGCGAGGTCCGTTGGGATAACGCCGCCGCTCAAAAGGGCTACAAAATCAAAGTGGGCGCCCGAGCCACCCGGGAACGGTACGTAAATTTTACGAGAACCGACGACCTAGGCAACCAATACACCCAACAAGTAGCGTTTGGTGCGTTGCCTTATCGGCTAATGGTTGTCCAATCGACGGACCCGGCCGCGGTCATTTATGACCATGCCGGCCGCAATACGCAAAGCTTGTTTGTTTCTACACTTACCGCGCAAGAGGGGCCACAACCCCGCGTTATCGACCCAATCGTTACCCGCAACCGACCCGCCGTCGAAGCTGACGTACTTAAAACGGTAAAAAAAGTTATGGATATAACCAACCGCAATTTAAAGGTTCGCTATGGCAATTAACATTCCAATTTTAACGACCTTTAATAACACGGGTTTACAGAAAGCCCAAAAGGCTTTCCAAGGCTTAACCGCCTCAACAGCTCTTGTTGGGGCCGCCGTCGGCGGCGTCGTAACAGCTGTCGGCGCAATGGCCTATAAAGCCGTCCAAGCCGCGTCGGATCTCAACGAGGCCATAAGCAAATCCAACGTCGTATTCGGCGCTATTAGCGTCGAGGTCCAAGCATTTAGCCGAACCGCCGCCCGGTCGTTTGGTATCAGCGAAACCGCCGCTTTACAAGCTGCCTCGACGTTTGCCGTATTCGGTAAAGCTGCCGGGCTAGCCGGAAAAGACTTAGCGGTATTTTCGACCGATTTTGTAGCCCTTGCCGCCGATTTGGCGAGCTTTAACAATACGACCGTGGACCAAGCCATTAACGCGCTTGGGGCCGCGCTACGAGGCGAGAGCGAACCACTACGCCAGTACGGCGTTTTGCTGAACGACGCCACGTTAAAAGCCGCTGCCGCTGAGCTTGGCATTTACAACGGCACCGGGGCGCTGTCTCAGCAAGCCAAAGTTTTAGCCGCGCAAAAAGTCATTTACGAGCAAACAAACGACGCCCAAGGCGATTTTGCGCGAACCTCGGACGGCCTCGCTAACCAACAACGCATTTTGGCTGCCACGTTTGAGAACGTTAAAACCAATATTGGGCAAGCTTTGTTACCGGTGTTCCAAAAATTTATTACGTGGGTTAATGATAACGTGACGCCCGCTATCGAGCGTGTAGCTGACGGTTTTAGTATTTCGCTAACAAAGGGTTTCCAAACCGCCGTAGCCGAAATGGGGCCGTTTGGCGACGCCATAGTTACGTTGGTTGAGGAATTGACGGTAGCGCTAGCGCAAATGGCTAACACGGGTAGCCGTATTGCCGGTTTTCTTAAAGGCGGATTTAACCCTAATTTGGTTGAGGGCGCTAAACAAATGTGGGACGCCCTGTCGGGTAAAGACGCTTTCGATACTGACGCAATCCGCGCAAAATTTGACGAATTCCGCAAGGGCGTAGGTATTGCGTCGGCACAAATGGATTATTCGTCGTTTGCCGCTAAAAAGCTTGCTGAAACCGCTAAAAGTTTGTCCGACAGCATGGGCGACGACACGCCCAAGGGCGCCGGATCCGCAACCAAAAAACTTACGGAAGCGCAAAAGAAATTGGAAGAACAATCCAAGAACCTACGCCGCGAGATTGCCGACAACTTTAAAATCGCATTGGATAAAGCAACCAACCAACTAGACGACGCTCGCCGCGCCTATGACGATTTCCGAGACAGCATTAGTAGCGGCGTTTCCGGCACCTTGTCTTTTACCGACGCGCTTGACGAAGCAACTAACAGTAAAACAAGTTTTGTTAATGGCCTAACCGTCATGGCTAACCGCTCAAAGTTATTCGGTGAGCGTGTCGCAACATTGCTAAAAATGGGCTTGTCTAAGGCCGGATTGCGCCAAGTATTGGACGCCGGCGTAGAGGCCGGAACGTTTATTGCCGACGAACTTATTAACGGCGGATCCGCCGCTATCGAGCAAACCAACCAACTTTTGGACAGCCTACAAAGTGTTGCCGACGAGCTAGGCATAGAGGCAGCCGACGAATTTTACGGGGCCGGTGTCCGGCAAGGTGAAGCATTGGTAGCCGGTATCCAATCCGTTATTGCCCAATATGAGGAAATCCTAAAAAACCCAAATTTGTCGTTGGACCGTTTGCGCGAGATTTTGGGTATCTCGTCGAGCGCGTTTGAGGACGTAACCGCAACCGTGACCGGTGGCGCGGGTACTGCCGGTGGCGGCGACGGCTTTAACCCAATCGACGTAGGCGGCGGGGTCATGCTCGACCCGCGGTACCTAGATTTCTCAGGCTTGCCCGGCATTAGCGGCGATACCTATAACGTCATAGTTCAGGGCGGCTTTGCGACTGCCGCCCAAATTGGCGAAGCGTCAATTAACGGAATTAAAGCGTTTAACCGGCAAAACGGTCCCGCCGACATTTGGGTAGCATAAATGGCTACGTCGGTTGTCCAAGCCGGAAACTATGACCTACGCATAGATACCGGATTTATACAAGACGGTTTTACCCTTGGTGATAGCACAAAAGGCGTATTAGGCAATACGCAATACGTCCTTGGCGGAACAACCGAATTCGCGTCGGTTCTCGACAGCTGCCTAAACGTTAATGTTCGA